CACGTGGCGAACTTTACCCGCCCCGACGAATACCGGGGCCGCTCGGCCTTGGCCGCGATCCTCGATGACGCGCAGGACGTTAGCGATCTGATCGAATACGAAAAGCTCGCTGCACGTTGGGCAAGCTCACAGGCAGGGGTGATCAAGACCGAATACGGAGCGGACGAGGAAATGGCCTCCGTCCTGCGAGGCGACCGCGACCAATTCGGCAACGACACCAAGCTGACCGCGCTGGAGCCGGGGCGCGTGAACTATCTCAACACAGGCGAGTCGATGGAGATGTTCAAGAGCGGCGACCGCCCTGCCGCAGCGTTCGCCAATTTTGTTCAATACCTTGAGAACCGGATGTGCCGAGCAATGGGAACCTCTGCTCGCGTCATGCTCGACCGCCCAAGCGCGGGTCCGGAAGCGCGCAAGGATTTACGGCAAGCCGAACGGACGTTTGATTTTTGGCGGGGGCAGATGGAAACGCAAATGCTCAACAAGGTGGTGCGCCTCGCCCTCTTGGACGCCGCCGCCCGAGGCATCTTGCCCTCTAATCCCGAGGTCGTGCGCGGCGAATGGCAATGGCCGGGATCGGTCAGCATCGACGCTGGCCGTGATGCTCGCGCCGACATCGAACTCTGGCGCATGGGTCTGGCGACCGCTGCGGAACTTTACGGCGAGGCGGGCCACGATTGGCAGGCCAGCATGAGGCAGCGCGCAAAGGAAGCGGCATACATCCGCGAGCTTTCCGTCGAGATGGATGTGACCCCGGCAGAGATTAGCAGCGGGGTCGAGTCCGTAGCGACTGATCCGAACCGCGCCCCGGTCGAGACGCCTGTTGCCGATGGCACACAAACCATCAAAGACGCAGCATCATCCGCACAAAATATCGACGAAACCGCCCTCAACGGCGCGCAAGTGCAAGCCCTCTTGGAGTTGGCGCAGTCCGTGGCAAGCGGAGTCATCCCGGTTGAAAGCGCAAAGGGTATCGCTGCCGCAGCCTTCCCGCTCATCTCGCAGGAAATCGTCAATCGCATTTTCGATAGCATTGAACCCGGAGAGGTCACGCCCGAGCAAATCCGCGAGGCCGCGAGCAAGTCTGAATTTTCCGCTATACGCAACTTTGCCCCCGAGAAATACGCGCACATTGATTTCAAGCCGACCGAAGCATTGGCGCAGGAAGCCGCGCTCGGTCTGGAGTGGCGCGCTGAATACAACCGAGGCGGAACTGAAGTCGGAGTCGCCCGCGCGCGCGACCTTTCCAATCGCACAAACCTTTCCCCCGAGACGGTTCGCCGCATGAATAGTTTCCTCGCTCGCCACGAGGTCGATAAGCAGGGCGAGGGGTTCAGCCCCGGCGAGGACGGGTTCCCGTCCGCAGGCCGCATTGCGTGGGCTTTGTGGGGCGGCGATGCGGGACAGTCATGGGCCAGAACTCGCGTAGCACAAATGGACGCCGCCGACGATAAAGAGGACTTGGCGGAAGTGGGGCCGCGCGGCGGGATCAAGTCATCCCCGAAGGCTCCGAAGTCCGACACTCCGAACCCGGACCCACAGGGCGAGGGAACTGCCGAGGGGGACGCCTCCGGCAAGCGCGGGGCCGAGGTCACGGCTGAACAAGAAGCTACGCTGCAAGCGAAGGCTGACGAATTTAACGAGAAGGAAAGCAACACGAAGAATGGCAGGGCCACACTCGGCGCGCTCAAGTCAGTCTTTCAGCGAGGACTCGGAGCGTTCAACACATCGCACTCGCCCCGAGTGCAGTCCGCCGAACAGTGGGCATTTGCTCGCGTGAATGCATTCCTTTATCTGCTCAAGAACGGTCGCCCGGAGAATCCAAACTACACGACCGATTACGATTTGCTGCCCGAGGATCATCCAAAGGCAGCTAAATAACGGAGGCGATTGCTTCTTCTGTTCCTGCGGGAACTGGCAGGGGGGCGCAAGCCCCCCGCCTCCACCCTCCCTTTGACAGTCCCGGCTTGGAATGACCAAGACCGACCTCGCCATCCTCACAGGCGACATTGACTCCGCTGCGGCCACGATCAAAAACGTCTCCGTCATCACGGTGGGCGAGGCGCGCGGCCACGGGATGCAGATTGACGAGAAGACCCTGCTTCAAGTTAAAGCCGCTGCCGAGACTTACGTTGGCGGGCTGAAGGTCAAGACCGACCACTATTCCGGGTTCAACGAGATTGTCGGCGCACTCAAGAATTTCACCATCGACGGCGATCAACTCCGCGCCGATCTCTTTCTGCTCAAGAACCATGACGCCACGGCTCGCATCATCGAGATGGCCGAGCTCATGCCCGACACCTTCGGTCTGTCGATTAGTTTTTCCGGTGAGCACGAAGAAAGCGGCGAGACGGTTTTAGCCCGCTGCTCTGAAATCTATTCCGCCGATTTAGTCGATACTCCCGCCGCGAACCCGACCGGGCTTTTTAGCGCGAAGGTTGACAGCGAGAAAAAGGTCATGGACGAAAAGCAAATCGCTGACGCTATCGCCGCCGCTCTGGCTCCGGTGATTGAAGAAATGGCCGCATTGTCGGCTAAACTCGCCGCTCTTGAAGTGACCGAGGAAAAGGAAATGACCGAGGACAAGCCCGAGGAAATGACCGAAGACAAGGAAATGAAAGAGCACGACAAGGAAGACATGACCGCAAAGCTGTCTGCTGAACTCTCCGAACTCAAAGCTCTCGTTTCCAACTTTGGCGCGAAGCCTGTTGCTCCCGCCGTTGCGACCGAAGTTAAGGCTGACGCGAAAGTCCCGACCAATTTTAACGAAGCCCTCGACCTCATCAAAGCCGAAGGCTTGAGCGGCAGCGCGGCTACGAAAGCTGTCATCTCCCGCTTCCCCGATCTTTACCTCGCTGCCCGTAACAGCGGCATCCGCACTCTCTAACTAACTAACTACTATGGCCTCACAAGTTGATTCAACCAGTCGCAGCTTCGTCGCTAACGCGGCGATCAGCGCGTTCCGCCTCGTCAAACTCCACACCACCGAAAACGAGGTTGTGGCCGCGACGAACGGAGCCGCAATCGGGTTCACGCAAGATGACGCTTCGGCGGCAGCGGTCGTGGGCGTCAAACTTTTCCACCCCACCTACCTCGCTACCGTTTCCGGTGCTGGCATTGCTGCTGGCGCGGTGGTTCATGCGGTTGCCGCTGGCACAGTAGCCTCGGCTGGTGGCATCTCTATGGGATACGCGATCAACGCTGGCACAACCAACGACATCATCGAGATCGTTGTTCCTGCGAAACCCTTCATCTAATCGGATACTACTATGGCCTACTCAAACTCTAACGCACTTCCCCGCGCGGAAATCAGCCAAGCTGTTTTCGAGGCGGCGAGCAACAGCAACGCCCTCCCTCTCATCGGTCTTGAGGTTCTTCCGATCTATTCGGTTGCCGCTCGTTCCGGCGAATATGTGAAGATCGAACTCGGCGGCGGTGAGGCTTATAACCTCGACGCGCTGAAGACCGATCCCGGCACGAACCGCTCACGGGTCACACGCCGCTTCACCACTGACAACTACGCGACCACCAGCTTTGAACTCGAGGAGCTTCTGCCCGACGAGACTGCCGCTGACCTTGGCCGCTACTTCGACGTTGAAGTTTCAAGCGCGACCTTCCTTAACAACAGCTTGCTCCTCTCGCATGAGCAGCGCGTTGCCGATCTCGTCTTCGGTTCCGGTGTTAGCGCGATCAGCGCAACCGCCGCTTATACCGCTGGCTCGGTCGATACGCTGGACATCGCCAAAGACGTTGATGATGCGATGACTGAACTGGCGAAGAAGAATGTCGTGGCCGACACGCTCATCCTTTCGCTGAACGTGTTCAACCGCATTCGTCGCACCACCAAACTGCTCAACAACATCTTCGGACCCGTCAAGAACGTGGCGCAGGCCCGTCCTGCAACCGCCGAGGAAGTTGCCGCCGCCCTCAACGTGTCTCGCGTCCTCATCGGTCGCGCTGCCCGCAACGGTGCGAAGAAGGGCCAGAGCTACTCGGGTTCCTTCATCTGGGGCAACAACAAAGTCGTCCTCGCCAAACTCGGCGCGGGTGAGTTCACCGCTGGTGGATTGGGCCGCACCCTGTTGTGGAACGAGGATAGCCCGACCCCGCTGGTCACCGAGACTTACCGCGACGAAGCCCGCCGCAGCAACGTCATCCGCGCTCGCCACAACACGGCAGAGAAGCTGATCGACGCCTCCTGCGCCATCGGCATCGACACGTCCTACGCCTAAAGATTGCTTGGTTCTGTGTTCACGAAACCCCGCCGGGAGGCGGGGTTTCTGCTTTTGACAGTTGCCCTCGGGGCAGATGCTAAATTCTCTTGCGATCTGCATGATCGCGGGCAACGAGGAAACACTGATTTCCCGCGCCCTCGATGCCGCTTTTTCCGTCACCCCGCACGTTGTCGTAGTCCGCGCTACCGGAGGCCAGACCCCCGATCAAACGCTTGAGATCGCTCGCCAGCGCGGTTGCATTATCGGGGAATACCACAACAGCCCCGCGACCGCCACATGGCCCTTCGTGGACGATTTCGCCGCAGCCCGCAATACCGCCTTCCGCCTCGGGGCCGAGGCCGTGGGGCCGCAGGGCTGGCTTATGTGGATGGATTGTGATGATACCCTGTCAGACGGGGCAGGGGAGGCAATCGCCACCGCCGTCAAGGACTGCAAAGAGGAATGGATCTTGGCCGAATACTACCTCCCCGCGCACGGCAAGTCTGTCTGGCGCGAGCGGATCTTCAAAGCAGGGAGCGCGGGGTGGGTCAACGCCGTCCATGAAAAGTGCGTCCCGGTGCTGACCGCCGAGGCCATGAGTGAGCAGCGCGATTCAATCCAAGTGCGAGTCTGCCGCACGTTTCAAGTCATCCACCATCCGGGGGGCGACAAGACTCCGAGCCAAGAGAGAAACATCAACATCCTCCGGTGGAAGGACGAGGAAACGCAGCACATAAAGTTCTACCTCCACTATGAATACTACCTCCTCGGCAAGCGGGAGGAGGCCGTGCAATACGGCTTGGAGGCTTTGCGCCTCGGCAATCTTTGCGGGGTCTATCGCTACGAGGTCTTGATGAACCTTGCCCTCCTTGCCGAGAAGAACGAGCACGGGCAGGATATGTTGCAGCGAGCAATCAAACTCTCGCCCGACCGCCGCGAAGCACACAGCTTGCTTGCCCTCTTGCAAATGGACGCGGGGCAGATCGAGGAAGCGATCAAGACCGCCGAGCACACGCTGACCATCCCGCTGCCCAAAATCACGGAATGGACTCACCGCCCGGACTGCTACGGATGGAAGGGCTTTGCCACGCTGGCATGGGCAAAGCGCATAGCGGGAGACGAGGCCGAGGCAGCAAACATCGAAACAAAGATGCTGGAACAGGGCGGCAAGCCTCGCATTTCTCTCCTGCACGCCACTCGGGGCCGCTGGGCGCAGGCCACTGCAATGATGAACACATGGATGAGCCGTGCCGCTGATCCGTTCCGCGTGGAACATATCTTTGCCATCGACGAGGACGATACCGAAAGCCGCGAAAAGCTCGCTCGCTTTCGGCACATCATCGTCCCGGCAGGCGGGTATTCCGTAGCTGCGTGGAATGCCGCTGCCAAGGTCGCTACGGGCGATGGCTTGGTGCAGATGGCCGATGACTTCATGCCGCCCGCCGAGTGGGACAAGGGCATTCTCAACGCTTTGGGAGGCAACGTCTTTGCGCCCTCCGTCCTGCGGGTTAATGACGGACTTCGCAAAGACGGCCTAATCACGATGGCGGCCGTGACCCGCCGCTGGTTGGAGCAGGAAGGCACACTCTTTGACCCCGCCTTCCGCAACGTCTATTCCGACAACGATCTGACCGCCCGAGCGCGCAAGGCCGGGGCCATCATCGAAGCTCCGCACCTTCTCTTTGAGCACCAGCACCCGATCGCGGGAAAGGCCGCGACAGATGCGACCTACGAGCGCGGCAACGATCTTGCCGAATACGCTCGCGCCGAGGCGATCTACAAGGCGAAGCACACATGAAGCGCGCACCCGTCCCGAAGCTCTCGGTCCTCATCCCGACCATTACCGAACGGGAGGCCGAGGCAAATGCCCTCTACCGCTCGCTGGAGAAGCGCGTTGCGGGCAGGGATGTCGAGATCCTCATGCTCCGTGAAAACCTCTTGTGCGGTATCGGGGAGGCCCGCAACAAGCTCCTGCGCGCAGCGGGCGGCAAGTATATCACATTCCTCGATGACGATGACGCGCTGCTCGACGGATACTTCACCCTCGTCCTTTCCGCAATCGCGGAGGATGCAGACGTTATCACATACGACCAGCACGCTGTTGTGGACGGAGCCGAGGGCCGAATCACTTGCTCCCTCGGGGCGCAGCTTCAAGCCTTCCGCCCCGGTGGAGTAACAACCCGACCGCCGTGGTTCTGGTGCGCGTGGAGGCGGGAGTTGGCTTGCGCCTATGCCGTCCCGCAAGTTCGTCGCAACGAGGATGTGCTTTGGCTGCGGCATCTTTGGGCCGAGGCCGAGACAGAGACGCACATTGACCAAGTTCTGCACCGCTATCAGTTCGACTCGGCCAAGACTACCCTGCAAAAGCCCAACGCATAAGAGGGCATGAGGTGTTCTTTTAACTTTTTGGTTTGTCGCGCCCTGCACGAATCTCGCACCCGTCAGCTTTGGGATACGACTTGCGCTATGCTGAAGCGAGAGCATCCGGACTGCTCGGTGACTCTGCTCGGCGGCTTTGACCCCGTGGACGAGATCCCGGTCGTTCGGGTCTGCGACTCCGACGATTACGATTCCTGCCACGACAAGGTGTGGTCTGTGCTGCAACGCAATAAAGGCAATGAGGCCGAGTGGTTTATCATTGCGGACGATGACACATGGTTCAACCTTCCGAATCTGGCGTCCATTCTTGCGGTCCTGCCGCAACAAGAAGCGGTGATCTGCGGACACATCGAACCCGCAACTGTTGGAAACAAGGTCATTCTGCACGCGCATGGCGGATGCGGGATAATTGTCTCTGCTTTGGCCCTGCGAGCATTGCGCTCTGTGTCCATGCCTTGGCCTCGGCACACAATGTTTAGTGATGTTAGCCTTGCGATGCTGGCCGATATAGCCTCGATCCGCTGGTGCAGCATTGTAAATATGCACGGCCCCGGAACACCTATCGACAAGATTGATTTACGCGACACAGTATCCGTTCACGTAAAGGATCGGGTCAGTTTTAGTAGGCTATACGAAGCCTTGACAGTGTAGCCGTAGCATGGCCCTCGACACCTCACGGCTCGCCACCGAACTCGACGCAATGATTGCCGACCTCCCGGCAACCGTGACCTTCGGGGAATCGACATTCTCCGCCGCCGTCACACAGGGAACGGTCGGCAGCGACATTGCCGAGGGGGGATTTATGCCGAGCCGCGACATCGGGCTGCACGTTAAGTCCACCACGACCACCCGCAGCGTCATTGTCGGGAGCAAGCTGACCGTCCTTTCGGCGGGCATCACCAAGACTTACCGCGTCATTTCCATCGAACGCTCGCAAGACGGGCAAGAACTCATCATCTCATGCCAGAGTCCGTCCCGTTAAGCTACCAAGCCATTCAACGCCTCGCTCCGGAACCGCTGGAGGAGGCCGTAGAAAAGTGCGTGGCCGATGTCTTTGACTTTGCCATCCGCGCCTACGGCCCGGATTTTACGGCGGTCAATGTGACTCGCGCAGACGTAGGCGATGACTTGGTTCTGCCAGCTATTGTCGTGCGAGCCGCCCGCCTGCGGGAGTCAATCCCTACGGGAGACGTTTACGAGATGCAGGTCGCCATCACGATGATGACCTTGATGGATCAAGATGACGATATTTCCCCGGCTACTCCTGCCGAGTTCTGCGACAGTCTGTGGGCCGCTTGCGTAGCTCTGATTGAAGACCCGAATCTGCTCTCTATCCTGCGGGACAGTCGCAGCACAGTTACTTGGCACGGGTTGGTTCGTCAGAGTGGCATGGAGTTCACTCGTCAAGAGCGGCACAGCACGCGCTCCTATCGCTTCAACGTCCACGTTTCCCGTCTTGTGTAGGGGTTGACAGCACAAAACAGGCATGGCCGCTACCATCGTTTCCAGTTCCGCTTCTACAAGCGTTGTTTTCGGATGCACCGCCGAGACGGGCATCATCATCAATAGTTTTTCCCGCCAAGTCAGCCGCGAAAAAGCGGAGGTGATGGACAATGACGGAGACGTTGTTGCCGTTTCCTATTACAAGCCGACCGCGACGATCAGCATTGAAGGCACACTCAACGGATCGACCGGAGTTGCCGCCGCTGTTCCCGGTGTCGCGCTGACTCTGGCCTCGACTACGAGCGGAAGCGGAGTTACCGGAGGCTCGATCCTTGTCGACTCCGTGACGCGCAGCGAGACAAGCGAAGGCTTCGCCACCTTCTCGGTTGAAGCAACGCAGTATCCTTCGATCTAAACTTTCACCGCGCTGCGGGGGTCGCGTAATACCCCTGCCTCAAATTAAAAATGCAGCAAGAAAGTATCGGCAACGAAGAAATCTTCGTCACATCATCAACTCGCCTCGCCACGGCCCTGCTCTGTCTCGGGCATACCTTGCGCCGACCTCCCTGCACTCGCCAGCTACGGCGTGACGGAGCGCAGATCGTCACCTTCTTGTTCAATCCGAATACCGAAGGGGCGTCAGAGCCGTGTGGAAAAATGGCCGCGCGGTGGGCGAAGATTGAGGAGCAAGACCCCGGCAGCAACAGCGAACAGGCTTTGCGCGATCGTCTCAAATGGCTGCGGGAACTATCAACTGCGGATGATGTCGTGGCCTTTGCTTACGCTAATTCGGCGTGGCGGGACATCGCGCTTTCCATTGTGAAATCAACTCCGCGCATGGTGCAGATCGAAGCGGCGGGGGCGATTGCCTTTATCCGCGAAGACGCCACATCGCAAGATCACCGTAACCTATCAAAATATATATGAACCAATTTGCCACCGACGAAGAAGCGACCGCCGCCGACTTGCCGCCCCGTGAAGAATTGCTGGCTACGGCCACGCTACAAGCGGGGCGCAAGCTCGGTTCCCTTACCATCCGCAAGATGACTGCCGAGACTCTTTCCTACTTGTTCCAAGTGGAGAACTTCTTCATCCGCGGACTGAAGGGAGATCGGGTCAGTCCGAACAATGCCAACGCCATCTGGTCGACCGCCGAGTATGTCTACATCCACGCGGGCGATCCGGATGAAGTTGCCGAGTGCATCTGGTATAAGACTGACTTCCGGGCCAACGTCCGCGCAATGCTGCAAGGGCCGCTTAACGATCACAAGATTTTGACCGCCGCCTTGCCGATCATTGAAACCAGCGTTGCCGAATACTTTGCCGCGCAGAGCGAGGTGCAAGAGCAACCGGGACTGACCAAGCTTTCCAAGCCGGGAAAAGCGTCAGCCCGTCATGGCAAGCGGCCTACTTAACGCTGCTTGCAAGTGTGACGGGCTGGACCGCTGACTACATCTTGCGACAGCTTCCAGTTGCCCTCGGCCTACAGATGATTATGTGGCACGATATTAGAGGGGGTCGACGCATGAGGTGGTCACACGCAATGCAATCGCGCGGTCATGCAAGGGTGGACATCAGCGCAGAGATACAAACTGCTCTCGCAAACGCCCATGAAGATTAGCGCAATGGTAGACACATCCGACTTGCGTGAAAGAATGCGAGTGTGGGGAGGATTGGTCGCTAAAGAAACTTCAGAGGGCTTGCGTCAGCACGCTCGGGTTGCCTGCGTAGAACTTTCCAACACAACGCAACCATTCGGTAGAGGCAAGGGAGACAAAAGGCCCGGAGAGAACGCGGTAGAGTCCGACATCTCCAAAGTTTTTTATACGGCAACGCCGAACGGGGGATTCGTAAACGCCGTGACGGATGCTGCCAGCAAATCTTTTAACTTTCGCAAAAAGAACTCACCAAACTTTGACGCGAGTGGAGCAACTGAAAAATTTCGCGCACGCCTAAACGGATACGCGACCTCGGGTAATTTTGCCGCCCTGCGAAAAGTTGCGAAAGATTTTCTTTGGATTGGCGTGGTGGAATCTATCGACCCGCAGATACATCAACAGGCAAGGACCGCCAGACGAAAAAGAGTTACGAAAAGGGCGGGAACAATGTCATTGCTGCTCGGGCCAAAGTCCGAATTGCGGGCTTACGTAGAAAAACAACAGAAGAAGGTCGGCATGGCAAAGGCGGGATGGGCCGTGTGCGCGGAGAAGATCCCATTGCAAAGGGCAAGCTCCGCAACTCGGGGAATCCCGCAATGGGTTACTCGCAACAAAAGCAGGGCAGCGGCAAGCAATATCGTCGATCAGAGTGCCGACCCGGACAATCCAAGGGTCACGATGACCAACGCAATTCCTTGGACTTCAGAGTGTTTA